GAAGCCGTGAGCCGCTACAAACTCAACCCAATCATAATCGCTCCCCCTAACAAAGGTTTCCTGATTCAAACACCAACCGGAAAAACACTGTTTGACACTCACCCACGGGGCATCGTGCGAGAACTCAATCGACTCAACGACCGAATCAAAGAACTCGAAGCCAAAGTGGATGAACTCCACGACTTGGAGAAATGGTTGGAGGGACGATGAACCCAGCATTCATCTACCGACACACCATGACCAGCGAGGTGATAGTCGTGGACATTGAGCGAGCGAAAGAATTGGAGGCAGCAAGACCGTACTGGAAACTGATCCACTCAATCAATGCGGTCGAGGTGCTGAACTACATCATCGGTCTGACTCCACGGCAGAGAAACCGATACATCAAGTCACTTACGGAATATCCATGAGATCAGTTCAAGACATCATGCGAGAAGGCAACGGAATCAAAGTCCTAAGCCGCAAAGACGTTGGAGAAGCAGTCAGAGCAGCCAAAGCCAAGAAGACGGAGTTCACTAGTTTTTGGACTCGAAAGAGAGGCAAAGCAATCAAATGAGACAATCAACATACATACCATTACGGGGACACATACCACAAGCAGTTGTATTAGAAGTACTAGAAGACATAAGCAAAAACAAAACGTATAGACAGATCAAAGAAGATTACTCAGTTAGCTTAGGTTGGATACACAAAGTCAGACATAACAAGATTAGAAAATGAGCATACTTAGCAAAATCGGAATCACCAAAGAAGCAATCTCAAGACTGTTAGGAGTCCACAAGACGGTGACGGTTGAGGAACCGCAGTGGAAGCCGCTTAACAAGAAGACCAAGCGCGGTCGTGGACGACCAAAAGGTCAGAAGATACCCCAATGGGTCGTTGAAGCAGTCAGGAACTCTCACAAGAGCTTCACCGCTAAGGAACTATCAACCAAGTACGGAGTCTCTGACTATTGGGTCTGGGCTGTACGCAACAACAAGTTCAGAAAGTAATCAAATCTAACGATAATTGACGCGAGTGTGTCTTGATTAAGTTCTAATTCCATGATTCTTCAACATTGTGAACATCACACAGCACCAACGCCGAGTCATGGCGATTGGTTGCAGTCATGGAAACAGAGCCAATCAAGATGCACTCGCTGCGGTGCTACTCTTCCGCGAGAGATTCAAGCCAGACGAAGTGATTCATCTCGGAGACGCATACGATCTTGCATCATTGCGGTCTGGGTCACTCCGAGACCCTCAAGACTCGGACCAAGCCGATGACTATTTGGATGACATTCAAGAGGGAGCCAAGTTCCTTAATGAGCTAAGACCAACAGTTTTCACGATGGGCAACCATGATGAGCGAGCTAAGAAATATCTCAATCATCATAACGCTGTTGTAAGAGGGTTTGCTGAAGCTGTATGGGAACGAATGCTAAAACCAATTGAGAAACACTGTCATACGTTTATCAAATACAATGACGCACTTGATCGCTCATTCTATCGGTTGGGCGGATTTAAGTGGGGACACGGTGTATTGTATGGTGAAAACTTTATCCGTGATTCAGCCGAGACATTTGGTAACTGCGTTGTGGCTCATGCTCACAGAGCAGGTCAAGCGACTGGTCGCAATCAATCAAATCCGATTGGCTTTTGTGTTGGAACGCTTGCAGACATTCCGGCAATGGATTACGCGAGCAAGCGACGATCAACCCTAGCTTGGTCCCACGGGATTGTGTTTGGGGAATACACAGACAACTCAGCGCAACTTTACTTACACCAATGGCCGCAAAACGAACAGAAATGGACTCTGCCGAGCTTTTAAGACAGCTTAGGTTCGCAATAGCCAATCAACCAGAACCAGTCCCAGAAGGGTTCAAGACCTCCGCCCAATGGGCTGATGAGTGGAAGATTACTGGTAACGCTGCGGGAATTGTACTCTGTCGAGCAGTTAAGAAGGGTCTTGTTGAAACCAAACGGTTCCGAGTTATCTCTGGTCTCCGTGGGGTCTATCCGGTTACGCATTACCGCCTCAAACAATGAAATACAGATCCAAGACAAATCAGAATCTGACCGTGGAATACATCTCCGAGGCCCAACTCCGTATCGGTGAAACCAAACGGCTGTGCGTAGTCTATGAGCGTGAAGGCTACTTCTACGTTCGACCGAAAGCTGAGTTCTACGACAAGTTTTCTCTGGACGAAGGTCCAAAGCCGAGTTAGGACTTAAGGAGTCAGCGCAAGCCGTGAGAAGCAAGCGTTGATAACCCTACCTGAAGCCATGTTCAACCAATTTATCCCCACTCTTTCCGTGTACGTCCCGTCGCTTCAGCGGGAGTTCTCACCACGGACTGAGTGGGGTTTCTGTTTGTAGCATGATTATAGAAACTGACTTCCTAGATCACTGGAAAACCAGATTGATTGTTCGATTATTGGGAACTGAAAGCGCACCACTTCACATCATCCGGCTCTGGTCTCACTGCCAGACCAGAAAAACCCACCGATTCCCTGACTGGAATCCAGAAATCCTATCGGCTGTCTGCAAGTGGGGAGGAGATGCAAACCTCTTTTGGTCTGCAATCCTCCAGACATTTGGACGGATAGAAGACGGATGTTTTGTTGCCCATCAATGGGATGAGGTTAACTCCAGTCTGATTGCCTCATGGTCAAATGGCGGAAAAGGAGGAAGGCCAAAGAAACCCAGAGATAACCCACGGGTTAACCCAGACTCAAATCCGGTTATCCCGCAGGTAACCCACGGGGTAACCGATAGAGAAGAGAAGATAGAGAAGACTAATTCTTTGGAAATTTCAAGCGTCTCAGACCCAGAATCCGATTCGCTTCGCTCACGGATTAACAAATGGTTTCGCAGACGCGAGGGAACCGAATGGCAAGCATCAGAACTCAAAGCTCTCAAGTCTGTCGTTAAGCTCAACACTCCAGAATCAGACCTTCAGCTTTTGGATGCTCGCTACGAGTTGAAGAATAAGTATCGAAGGAAGGATATTCTAACCCTGCTCAACAACTGGAACACCGAGATTGATCGCTGCAAGTCTGGAGACGATGACTCGCAGCAACAAACGCTTCTTATCCAACCCGCTCAAAAGAAAGACGTTGATTGGAGGGATTCGATATGAATGACCCGTACTTCGCTCAAGACGATGAGTTTGGTTTGATTGGAGCTTGTCTTACGGGATCAATCGACACTTGTTCCGATGCATTCGCTGAAGTCAAAAGCGAGTGGATCGAAACCGATTCACTCCGCGATACTTACGAGACCATTAAGTCTCTGGTTCAAGCCAACCGGACTCCAACGCTCCAAGAACTTGGAAAGGAGTGGCGCAAGATCTACGGTAGCCAACCAATTCCATTTGAGGACTGGAACAAAGCAATGGAAGTCTGCCCATCACCGGCAAACCTTCCCTACTACGTCAAAGGCATTTCAGAAGCCGCTCACCGTCGCCAGCTACGGCTCGCAGGAGACCGCTTAATACGCGAGTCCGCTGTCCTGACACTCCAGCCAGATCAAATCGTCTCTAATGCCGAGTCTGGCCTCAGCATTGAGGTATCCAGAGAGACACTCTCAACCTCAAAGCAGGTTGCAGGATCGTTCATCGACCAAATGCAGGAACGTTTTTCTCGCAAAGGTACATTGAGCGGGGTAACGACTGGCTTCCATTGGCTGGATCAAATGACAGATGGTTTGCAGCACCGTGAGATGGCTTTAATTGCGGCTCGTCCATCTATAGGCAAAACCGCCATTGCAATCTCCATCGCTGAAGCCGCAGCGGTTAGAGCTAAAATCCCAACGCTTTTCATATCTTTGGAGATGTCTAAGGAAGCGATCTTCAGACGCTCAGTTGCATCCATTGGAAGTGTGCCAATGCAATCGCTTAAGAGCGGAAATCTAAGCGAAGGGGATATGCGCTCAATGAGTGTGGCTGCTGGTAAGATTGCCTCTAGTCCGCTCTGGTTCTTAGATGGATCAAGTTCTCAAAGCGTTGCCTCAATAACCGCAAACGTCCGTCGAGCGGTCAGAAAGCACGGTGTTCGTCTGGTGATTGTCGATTACATCCAGAAGGTCAAAGCAGCAGACAAAGCAGAAAAGCGCACCTATGAGGTAGCGGAGGTGAGCGGTAAGCTTAAAGACATTGCGGTTCAAACCGGAGTGGCAATGCTTTGTCTGGCTCAATTGAACCGTGAGAATGAAAAGGAGAAGGGTCGTCCACCGCGCCTGAGCGACCTAGCGGACAGCGGACAGCTAGAGCGTGATGCTGACTGCGTGATGCTCTTGGATCGAGACCGAAGAGAAGCCAAAGGCCAAGCTTCAATCATCATCGCCAAACAACGAGACGGTGAATGTGGAGTGGTCAAACTCTGGTATGACGGACAGTTCTGTCGCTTCTCAGACTCCGGTGTAGATACTTAATCCCAACGATGGGTTGACTCCCATAAACCATTGCTGTAAACTCACCAACGAAAGCAAGAAACACCCACAAACACCATGCAAACCGGTAAGATTGACGTTACAAAGATCGACAAAGCATTCCTATTCAAAGGCAAAGCTGGAACGTATTTGGATATCGCGCTCATCCCCAACAAGTCTGGCCGAGACCAGTACGGTAACGATGGAATGATCGTGCAGTCTATTAGCAAAGCCGCGCGACAAGAAGGCAAGAAGGGTCCGATCTTGGGTAACTATGCTGACTTGGATAAGCGTGATGCTGCACCGGTTAAGAAGGTAACCGCTCAAGATCCGCTTGGACCTGAAGATGACATTCCCTTTTGATACCATTAACACCCATGACTAACACAGAAAGCTTCTGGGAAGACCCAGATACAGACACTCCACGTTGTGACTTAGAGCAAAAGCGTATTGAAGGACAGTTCCCGCCGCATCTGACTACACTCGCAATGTCATTTGCTCGACGCTTAGAGCGCGATCTCAACGAGCAACGCCGTAAGATCTATGATCTAGAGGAAGAGCTAGAGCGTTTGACTCTAGAGTAATATGCATCACAAGCGTTATCTACATAAGAAGATGGATGTCGATGGTATCAAGAAGGAGGACACGTTAGACATACAAGCTCGCATCACCCTTCTTAATCTAGCTCCTTCCATCGTAACCAATGCCATCAAAGCTGGCTGGATCTCGTATCCCGCTAACGCATACGTTGATCCTGAAGAGCAAGACCTGACCGAGTGGCTGAAGAAGTACGACTGCGAGAAGGCTTACAACCTAAGACAGAAAGGCATGACCTACCGTGAGATTGGTAAGCTGTTGTGCGTGGGTATTGGCAGGGTTACTGAGATACTAAGACGTGGAGAAGAAATAGCAGTGCAACGCAAGCTTGATGCAATAGGTGTTAAGCCTATTGATCTGCCAAAAAAATCCACAGTGGATAAGCATACGACACTAACTAAGCAACATAAGAACACTAAGCGATAACGTATGACACAGCGTATAGCACTACCTAAAATCA